CCCCCATGTCATCCACCTTACGGAGGATCTATGATCAGTGACAGCACGCCTAAGCGCGCGTCTACTGAGAAGGTGTCCCTTGAGGATCACCTTAAAGTGGTTCACTCCTTACGGAACCAGATTCAACCGCTTTGCGATTATATTCGCAATGTGTGTGAACTGATCCCTCATATGAGGGAACCATCGACCAAGAACTCCCTTGTTCAGTCCATTATGGACACCGTGTTGAACCACGGTTCTGCGGGACTTAAAAAGTACCGTCAGATTTACATTCAGGGTGTCAATGCACTTGGTGGAAACCAGGTGACATTTGATGGTCTAAAGTTGGGCAACTCGGGGTACCCGAAGGGCTATCAAGCCCTTTTTATCACTTTACGTGATTTGGGCGCCAAGAACCGTCGTTATTTAGACGTCGGTTCCATTGACTTTGCCGAGAGGAACCCGATCCCTAATCAGGATTTGGTAATTGCTCAAGCTTGTCTTACGGTCCTTTATTGGCCGTATATGCTCAAGCTACCTGTTGGGAAAGATGTTGAGGATTCAATCCTCAACGAATGGGCGAAGAATATTTCTTCGTATGCATCGACCGATGTCAGTACGTCCCTTAAATTTGGGGCGCTGGCTGCAGGCTGGTTTAACAGCTTGCCTTATGCCTCTAAACCATTCACCCCTTCCTTGGACCTTTCCAAGGCGACATATAAGTCTAGGGGTATTAGTTCAAGCAGAAGGGATCAGATCCCTGACTGCCTGTCCCATCTGGTCTTAGACCGGTTCAATGCATTCTTTTATGCAGGACCTGTTGGCTCAGTCCACCTCCTCAACGAGAGGGCTGGGAAGACGCGAGTAATCACGTCTTACGATGGACTTGTTAATTGCTCGAATTATTCCGATTTCCTGAGAGGTGCCCTAAGGACAATCCCCCAAGATTGTTCGGAGGATCAAGCAAAAGGCCATAAGTCGGCAGCATCCATGACCGCTTCATACCGGAAACACATTGTGGATAAGGTTAAGGTCTATTCTGTCGACCTCAGAGCCTTCACAGACAACATTCACGTTGACTCTGTGAACACCTTTCTCCGAAAAGTAGGTATTCCAGGTTTTCGAGACATCCTCTTTGCTCCTATTGAGCTCCGAGGCAAGGTCGTCAACCATTGTAAGCCCCTTATGGGGCTTCGGGGTGTTTTCGAACTTGGTTCTCTGTTCCACCATGCCGCTTTGAACTATGTTCAAAGCATTCTCGGCACACACCTTGAATACTCCCTTTGTGGAGACGACTTAGTCGTTTCCTGTTCACACCCAGATTTTCTGCGTGTTTATTCAAAGGTAGTTGGCATGTGCGGTCTTTCCGTTAATTACGGGAAGACCGTGACAGCGGTAGACGTCGCAGTTTTTTGCGGCGAAGTCTTTTGGAGGGGCGAAAACGTTTCTCCCGGAGGTATTCCGTTCTACACCTTCTCTACGGATGCTGACCTTCGCCAAGTACTCAACAGTGTTGGGTCCAAGGCAGCCACGGTTCGCCGTGGCTTGAGAGTTAGGATGTTCCGTTGCATGAAGATGCTCGGACGTTTCATTAAGGGATATTTTCCTTATGAACTCCCGACCCGCCTTTTTGGCGGAGGGCTTCCTTCCTCTCACGGTCTAGTTGATCTGATCAACTTAAGGCGTAATCGTTATTACGTCTCCTTCCGCGTTGCGGATGATGAGGTTATTGAGTATAGGCCTTTAAGGCTTCCATTCAATGACCCGACCGAGGTCAGGCTTCTTCCATTTCTCAACCTACTGGTTGAGGGTGGTTTGAAGAGAATGAGG